CAATAACTGTTACTGCCGCTAGTGGTAATTATGTATTTACCGGTAGTGATATGACTAATACTTATAGTAATAGTACACAACCAAGAATCGATGTAAAGCAAGGTGATACTATACAGTTTACAATTAATGCTTCTGGTCATCCATTCTTGATTAAAACATCTCAATCTACCGGAACTAGTAATGTATACAATACTGGAGTAACTGGTAATGGTACAGACAATGGTTCTATTACATGGAATACTGCTGGTGTACCACTAGGAGCATATTACTATAACTGTGAATATCATTCTTCCATGAATGGAATTATATTCATTAATGCCTAGATAAATACTAATGGTATATTATAATTGTTATGGACACATCAAAAATGCGAGAGGAATTCTTAACCCAACTAAAAGACTACGAGTTCAAAATCAAAAGAGGCGAGGAAGAACTCGCTAAATTGAAAGAATATAAGTTAAAACTTGAGGGTGGGTTAGAAACATTAGACCTATTAGATAAACGAGAGGAAAATGGCAGCGATACCAGTCAACATTCTGATTGATAAAGGAGCAGACTACGGCGTTACTTTCTTTATCACCAACAAAGATGGCACCCCACTAAACATGTCGGGGTACACTGGTAGTGCTGCAATGAAGCAAAGTTATTCTGCAACTACTTCAGTACCATTTACTTTAGAATTTGTGAATAGAACTGCTGGAGAAATTGCTTTGGCATTAACTGACGTAGAAACTTCTGCTTTAGATAGAAGAAGATACGTATATGATATTGTTCTTATAGATCCTAATGGTCATAAGACCAGAGTCATTATGGGTAATGCTGAAGTAAGTCCTGGAGTTTCTTAATGGCGCAGTATAACGTCAGGGTTGGTAATAGTGCATATCGTGTTGGCAAGCAATTGCCAGCGCAGCATACACTTGACGTAAACTATCAGATTCCATCGAAATCGATACAATACTCAAATCTACTTATAGATAGTATTGCATCTCAATTTGATGGCACTGCAGATACTTTCAGTATTACTGTCAATGGTGAATCTTACACTCCATTAAACGAAGAGCAAATTTCAATCTCCATTAATAATGTAATTTTAGAACCAAAGGTTGATTACATTGTATCAAATGATCAGATTGTTTTCAGCACTCCACCTACAGGAGGTTCTGCTTTTTTTGGTATAGCATTTGCTACGACCGCAGATTTGACCAGAACTCTAAATTATGTTATTGATAGCGGAACATTTCCTCTATCACTTGGTGTAAAAGGTAACATGACTATTGATGTTACTGGGGTCATTGAATCCTGGACTATTGTTTCTGATACAGTGGGCAATGTTCAGGTTGATATTCAAAAATGTTCTTTTGCAGATTTTCCTAATTTCACTTCTATATGTGGAACCGAGTTGCCTACAATTGGTGTATTAAATCAATCTACAGGCAGAAAAAATAAAGATGATAACTTAAGTACCTGGAACACCACTGTAAATGCTGGCGACATTTTTCAATTTGAATTGAAGCACGCTGTAGACATTACTCGTTTTGTAGTTTCGCTTAAGCTTAAACTATAAATAGTATGTGATTATAAATAAAAATAAATCGAGATATAAACACGGAGAGTTTACATGGCACTGCTAGTAACCGACAACGGTGAAATTGATTCTCTACGTAATCTACTGAATTACAATCAGGAGATTCCTAGAAACTTAATTCTGAAGTTGTTCACGACCAATACATATCCTAACGAGAGTGATACACCTTCACAGACTGCATATTATGAACCATACACCAATAACAATACGTTAGGTTATGGCAGCGCACCCGTAACCGGGTATCCCGCTATCATTAATAATAGAACGGATCAAGACTATACCGCTAACTACGGTATTCTTCTTAACGGAAACCGTTGGACAATTGAAACCCTTTCTTCTGCTGCTGTAACTGTACAAGGCGGTGGAACAACTAGTGAGTATACAATTACTGTTGCTGCGAGCACCGGTATTAAGAAAGGCGACTATGTAACCGGAGGTTCCGTTGGAACTGGGGCATATGTTGTTGACATTGATGGACTGGAACTTAACTTAAGTGTTAAGAATACAGGAACATTTTCAAGTCAAAGTTTAGACTTTGGTCAAGGCAGAACGACTGCTTCTTATCCAGAGCAAACCTTTACATTTACTGGCGCTGCTGGTGATGTATATGGTTACGAGTTGGTTCGTGCTAATAACATGCCAACTACCATTCACGGCGTATTAGATGCAGGTACTGCTGCTGCTGGTACAACTATCAGTAAGACTGGTATCCGTGGTACTATCGGCAATAACTATTTCGTTCTTGCCACTTCAACAAATACAACAACTGTAACCGGTAGTGCCGGAGCATTTGATGTTACTGTTGGATCTACCGCAGGTCTTGCTCCTTATCAACGTGTATCTGGTACTGGCATTGCTGCTGGTGCAAGAATTGTTGGTATTGCAGGCACAACAGTTTACTTGGATAAAGCAAATACTGGCGCTGTTTCTGGCAACGGAGACTTTAAGGTAGAAGTTGGTGAAGATCTAACTGTCGGTATGGCAGTCTCACAGACTGGTACTGCTGGTGTTGTTGGCGGTGCTCCTAACGGAATTGACGCTGCAACTATTATCACTGGTATTGATCACGATACAGAAGATGTTGATGGAACGGTACACGTTTATCTTAACAACGTACTAATCGATAACATCCAACCTTCAAACAACAATGACGAAGTTGAGTTTGACTTTAGTAAAGTAACCGCAACTGCTCATGGTTTGGTAGAAGGAGATACCGTCTATATCGATCAGGGTACTGCTAACACAACTACCACTGCTGGAACTTACACGGTGTTTAATATCATCGATGCTAATTCGTTCTCAACGACTAAAGCACTTGATGGAACTGGATCATTAACTCTTTACAGCGCAATCTTCTTCGCTGAAAGATTTACAAATGGTCCATACGCGATTCAAAACGCTGGTGACCAAATCAAAGTTACCTTGAACGTCAGCCTCGACTGATATCCTCAAATTGAGTTGTACATTATGCTATTGGGGGGTTGCTTGCGATCCCCCTTTTTTATTGTAGTATGCTGTCGTAGATGTCATTTTCATATGCTGGTGTAGGTTCTGTATTATTTCGAGGAGGAATTCTCGGAAACATTTCTCACAGCTATAAATCTGTACAACAATCTTTTTACTTTACTAACACTACTGCTAATGTTACTCTAACTGCTGCGGATTTAAACAGCGGTTATAATGTTTCATATGATGGTAGTTCATTAGCATCATCCGGAACTGGTGTATCACACGACGGTGGATTTAATGTAGGTTCTCACGTCAGAACTGGATCGGGAGTTGGCGTTGGTTATTCTAACGTTTCCAACAGACTAGTTGAGTATGATCTAGACCTAACTGGGGTCGAGGAGATTACTTTCCGTTTAGTGATGGGCAATGGGTCTAACGGTGGAGAGAGGCCAGACGGTAATGAAGATCTATGGATGAGATTCCTAGATACTAGTCTTTCTACTAATGATGCATCTATAAAACTATTAGACCACATAGAAACTACTTACACGTCTCCCGGAAATAAGACAGTTAGTGTCCCGGTAGAGGCAAGAAGAAGTAATCAGAAAATTAGAATTTACCAGACAACATGGTCTGGCACTACTCAATTTGATCACTATGGATTTATTTCCATTACTTTAGATCAGACTGTTAGTACTCGTACAGCAACTACGACGTTTGTACCTGGTACAACAAATACATTTGAATACCTAGATTTTGGTGGCGTATCAGCAGACTATTGGGTCCTACAAAACTACCAAAATACAGTTCTTTCAACCATACAAAATGATCAGATAATTAATCTGACTGAAACTGGTGGTATCATCAGTATGGTAGATTATGGTTCACTCACAGAAGTAGAAGCAGTAGGAATATCAGACTGGGGTCTGATCACTGTTTCTTCTGATGTAACACCATTCGGATTCTTACATTATCAATCACTCACCCAGTGGTCTGTTATCAAGACGTGGGTTGGTTCTGGAACCGTCTGGGAGTTCGGAGGATCTATTTACAGACTGGATGCCCCATGGATCGGTTCGGGTACGCTGCGAGCGTCTGGAGAGGCATATGCAGCGTTATCATACAGTTATGAAACGAAGGGTCAACCAACCCTTCGTGGCGCTGCTGGCACGGTAAGACAACGTGCTTACAATGGGTCTGGATCTATATTCAGTAATAGCTTCCTTGGAGAAGCCGTTGCAAGAACATTCCCAGAAGATATACAACCACAAGGTGATGAGCGGAAGACGCTGTTTGCTGTTAGTGGAGATGCACATGTTAGGTTCAGACCAAACTATAATGGTTTTGGAACCTTATTCTCCTTCAGCACTACCACCTTTAAACAGACATACGATTATGTCGGTGAAGGAACTCTCTTCAATGTTTCTTCCACCCAAGAAGCAGTTGTCTGGGATTACAATAATTCCAGTATTGATTACTTTACCTATGAGAACTTTGGATCGGTTGCAACACAACCGATTGAATCGATTACACTTCAATCGATTTCCAACGAAACAATTCAGAGTCTTGCAAACGACAGAATTATTGATCTAGTTGTATCTGGATCTGTTTCTGGAGCATTCCTAGACTTTGGTGCTATCATTCTTGATGGTCAAGATGCTCCCGAGACTGTTAGACTCGACTGGGGTTATATTGACACCAACCAGACAGACTATCCATTCGGTCTGTTCCCAATCAGTGGTACTGCGAAACAAGTATTTACTCCCAACTTTATTGGTTCTGGTGTCCTGTTCGCATTTGGCGAAGGACGAGGAAGAACCAAACCAAGATGGATTGCCTATGTTCAGATTGGAATCTTTGGTGCTGCGAAGACAAACTTTAGTCTTCTTCACAAGGGTTCTGGCAATCTATTCAGCTTCAGTAGCGGAGAAGACAGCAGAGCATATGCATACAGTGGTTCTGGTGCCCTCTGTGCTTTCTCTGGTGCTGCTGAATCGGTTGGTTCTGACTACCCAGGCACTACAGCGTTACTACCTCTCACAGGCGCTGCCAGAGTTAACTTTACACCTAACTGGAATGGTACTGGTGTTGCGACTCTTACAGGTGCATCAGTCGAGAGACAGACTGATCATTACAAAGGATCTGGAACTCTATTCAACTTCGAGACTGCTGACGAGTCGATCACATATCATTACAGCAGTACATCCAATACTATCTTCGGATATCGCAACTACGGATCTGTTGCCAGTGCTCCAATTGAATCGATTACTCTACAATCGATTGCTAATGAAACCATTGAGAGTCTTAAGGACGACAGAATTATTGATCTAGTTGTATCTGGATCTACTACTGGATCTTATCTAGATTATGGTGCCATTATTCTTAATGGTGTAGATGCTCCAGAGACTGTCAGAGAAGATTATGGTTCCATCATGGAATCTATCTCCCGCTATGCGATGGGAGACTTCCTTGTTGAGGGTGAAGCAGCAACCACCAGAGCACGTACTCATATCGGAACTGGTGGTCTATTTGCCTTTGTTTCTGGTATTGGTAGAACAAAACCAAGATGGATTGCCAATATCCAGATTGATGTTACTGGTGAAGGTGATACACCTCGCTCAAGAAGTTTTGTCGGAGATGGTAGTCTATTCAATATTCAGACTGCAGATGAACGTCGTTCCTATGGTTATCAATCCACCGGAACTCTATATGCAGTTGCTGGTGCCGCTGAAGTCTTTGGTGCCAACCCACCAGATATTACAACAGATCTCCAATTCGTTGGATCTGCAGGTATCGCATTCGTTCCTAATTGGAATGGATCTGGTTCTGTTACAATTTCTGGCACAGCACGAGAAAGTGCATCCTTCGATCATATTGGTAAGGGTGTTCTATACAACTTCCAGACTGCTACTGAAAGAAGAGTATATCATTACAACAGTACATCAATTGATGAGTATGTGCATCTTGATTACGGACTTGTCGGAGATCCTCCGATTGATTCCTGGATCATCAGTAGTCACTCAACAGTTGTACTCCAGACTATTGCTACAACAAAACTTCTCGATCTCACAGAGTCTGCACCGACAGGTTCAAACTACTATGACTATAGACATTTAGAGCAACCATTAGATTCTGGTCTATTCGGTGTTCAAGATGCTCCAGATATTACTGATGATTATCAGTATATTCTTGATAGTGCAACAATCTATCCGTTCGGCAAATTACGTCTGGGTCTGGCATCTACAGACACCAAAACCAACTTCACACTATTACATGTTGGTAACGCCGAAGGGGCGCAGATTACACTTACTGGTGAAGCTTCCATACGTCTACCAAACGTACACAACGGATCCGGTACATTCTTTGCGTTTACTGGCACAGCAGAATCTGTCTCGTTCCGTACTCCAGATCGTGAAGGTCTCTTTACGTTTACTGGTTCTCTACAAGAATCCTTTGCACATGCACCAGCTATTGGTCAAGGTATTGTAAGTATTTCTGGAACTACAGAACCAGAAATACTTACATTCGCAGAGCAACCAGTTGGAGAGATTTATGTTTCTGGTGTATCCAGTAACGCATTCACCCCGAACTGGAATGGTTCTGGATCTATATCTACCTTCTCTGGTGCTGCAGAATCCAGTACTGTAAAACTAGTAGATCTATACGGACTTTACGATTTTGTTGGTACTGCTACCATCAAGTCTACAGTTGCCGAGTCTGGTTTTGTACGTATCAAACTTTCTGGCACTACCGAACCAGAAATTCTTACGTTTGCAGAGCAACCATTCGGTACTGCTACAATCTTTGGTCAGTCTACATCAAAGTTTGCACAAAACTACATTGGTTTTGGATTCATTTCCACACTGTCCGGTGCAGCAGAATCTGTTACGTTCAATCCACTGGAGAAAGATTTACTATTCTCTATTACAGGAAGAGCAACAGAATCGTTTACCTTCGGAACTTACGAAACAGAAGGAAGTATTGTACTTTCGGGTATTGCTGTTGAGACACGCACATTTGCCGATCTTACATCTGGAACAATATCAACATCAGGTATTGCTGATGTAGCAAATGTAAATGTATATCAAGGAGAAGGTAATATCTTCTCTCGCGGTTTGGTATCAGAGTCTATTACCAAGAGACTTCCTGCATTTACTGCACATCTGGATTTTGCTGGTGTTGCCGAAGAGAGAGCAACCTTCAGAGAAATATTCTTTGGTTCTCTCTTCAAATTCAATGGTACTTCTGGTCCAGGAGTCCGTACATTCGCAGAAGAACCACAAACTCTCGGAAGACTTAATGGCATTGCTGCCACCAGTAGAGCAAGAGACTTTATTGGAACTGGTGCTATCTTCTCTAACGGAATTAGTTCCGAAGCGATTACCAGAAAACTTCCCGAGTTCACAGCACATCTCAATGTTACTGGTCTGGCAGAAGAGAGTGCAACATTCAGAGAAGTATTATTCGGTTCCCTGTTTACATTCAGAGGATCTACTGCTCCAGAAATCCTCACCTTCACAGAGCAATTCTCGGTTGAGATCGATGTTCTTGGAATCGCTGATACTTCAAGAACAAGAATCTATCTTGGTTCTGGTAGAATCTCTACACTATCAGGTGCCGCAGAAGCAGTTACCTTCAATCCTCTGGAAAAAGATCTGCTCTTCGATCTTACCGGCATCGCTGCAGAGAGAAGAACCAATGCGTTTGTCGGCACTGGTCAGATCAAGGTCTATCCAGAAGCAGCAGACATCAGATTCATTCCCAACTGGAATGGTTCTGGTACTATTCCAGTCAGTGGTATTGCAGACGAGAGTGTTGCAAGAGACGAAATTGTACGTGTCCTCATCGCAACATTCTCTGGTGCTGCCGAGTCTGTTACATTCAACCCACTAGAGAAAGATGCACTCTTCTCCTTCACTGGAAGAGCATCTATCAGATCTGCAGTATCTGAAGTTAAGCAAGTTGAAGTTTCTCTCTTTGCAGAACCAGTTACAGTTCATGTTGTCGTTGTTCCTCCTGCTGGCGAAGGTACTGCAACCATCAGTGGTATTGGTGTCGAGAAATCCACAAGAGATTATATCGGTCAGGTTCGTATTGGTACATTCTCTGGTGCAGCAGAATCCTTTACTGTCAATCCTCTGGAGAGACAGCTTCTGTTCTCTGCAACTGGTCTTGCGATTCAGAAGGTTACACGTTCTTATGTTGGAACCGGCGATCTTTATGCAATTGGTGGTGCATCAGAATCCAGAGCAGTCGTTCCTCCAACAGAGGGTCTTTACGATATCAGCGGCGAAGCAAAAATTGTCATCACTCTTTCACATATTGGTGATGGTAACCTCTTTGGATTTGTATCTGCTCAAGAAGCAGTTGCATACGACTATGTTGGCGAACAAGTTCTGTTCTCTCTTTCTGGTACTGCAGAAGAATCTATTACAAGAAGAGAAGAATTCTTCGGTTCTATCTTCTCGTTCTCTGGAGCAGCAGAAAGAGTTGCTTATGTACCAAGTCTCTTCGCAGATGTTAATCTTTCTGGTGTTGCTGCAACTCCAAGAGCAAGAGCATATCAAGGTTTCGGAAACCTACCACTATTTGGTGGAGCAGCAGAATCCAGAACAATTACTTACGAGAACGTCGCAATCTTCGACTTCCTCGGTCAGGTCAAGCCTGCTATCACCAAAGCATATATTGGCGAAGCAGAAATCAAAGTTTCTGGCGAAGCACAAGAATCCTTCATCAGAGCACCTTACTTTGGTCAGACAGAAGTTCAACTATCTGGCACAGCAGCAGAAAGTACAACTGCCAACCCACCAGAAGAAGGAACAGAAATTGCAACCGATGGCGAAGCGAAAGTTCTTCGCTCGTTTGCACATCAAGGATCAGGAACAATCAAGGTCAATGGAGATACCATTATTGGTATTTCACTCCGTATCTTTGGTTCTGGTGGTGTTCGGGTTTATGGAAAAGCGAAAGTCCAAGCACTTCTTTCCCACAAACCAGATGTACATATCTATCTGGAAGGTAAGGCAATCACGGCAAGAATACAGGTTTCGCCTGCGAGAACTTATGGATGGATTATTTGATAGTATAAATATAAGCTGATATCCTAAAATTAATTTAGATGACAACCCAGGTACAATTTAGGAGAGGTACTACCGCCGAACATGCGTTGTTTACTGGGGCGGTCGGTGAGTTAACAATTGATACCGACAAGAATATGGCCGTCATTCATGACGGAAATACAACTGGCGGATTTGATATTTTTCGTGCTAGATGGGAGTATTTAAATACTAGTGTAACTCTTGGAACAAGTTTGAGGTATCTAGTAGATTCGTCTGCTGGTCCTATAACATTGACTTTACCACTTTACAATAATAAATTAGTCCCTAAACCAGGGGATGCAATGGAATTCATTGACATCAACTTTGCATGGGATATAAATAATGTTACAATAATCGATCCTGACGGAAGGCAATTCCAAAACACTCTTGGGGTTATTTCCAGTCCTTTAGTATTCGACTTGAAAGGAGCGAGAGTACAACTAATTTGGGACGGTAATTACTGGAGGGTAATCGTATGACAATGTTCATTAGTGATAGTTATAGTAATTCATCTGGAGGGGGAGGATCTTCTTTCTCTTCAAATAATTATACCCTGGGAAATGATTTTACTATCCATGGTCTCTACAGAGATGCTGACGGTATGTTAAATTATACAAAAATTAGAAGTATTGATGATGAAGTTGCTTCTTTTTACAGATTAGATGGAACCCCATATTTAGATATAAGTACGGGTGTTTCTGATTATGTAGAAGAAACAACTGAAGAGAAATCATATACTAATCATCCACAAGATAAATATCAACAGTATAGATTTGATAGTCGAAAGATTAGCTACTTTATTGACAGTGATGGCTACTTTGTTGCACGATTCAACGAAGCATATGATTATACAACAGAGGGACCCAAGTAATTTAGGAAAATAACATGGCAGATTTCAGATTAGGCAGACTTAAGTTTAATTGGAGGGGTGACTGGACAGTTGCCACTGCATACGTTATCGATGATATCGTAAAGTTTGGCGCAAATACTTATGTTTGTATCACCAATCATACCTCGGCATCAAACGAGGCACAATGGTATGGCAGTGATGGTTCCAGATGGCAACTTCATACCGAAGGTCTTTACTTCAGAGGCGATTGGGTAGCAGCAACCTTCTATAAAACAAATGATATTGTCAAGTATGGCAATGATCAGTATAGGGTAACTGTTCCACATACTTCAAGTGCATCTTTTGATACGGCAAATTTTGTTTCGTATGCAAATGGTCTGAAGTTTGAAGATACTTGGGTCACCGGTACAGAGTATCAATCAGGAGACATTGTACAATATGGTGGTTATAGTTACGTTGCTATTACAACTAGCAATAGTATAGCACCTAATACTAGTCTCGACGTTGATTGGGAAATTTTAGCAACTGGTTTTAAAGTTGTTGGTAATTGGGATGCTAGCAGCAACTACAAACCTGGTGACGTTGTACTACTTGGTGGTAACTCATACGTTGCTAAAACAACTAATACCAACTCTACACCCGCATCTGCTTCTGCTGATTGGGACTTCGTTGTTGGTGGTTTCACATGGCAAGGAGTTTGGGCAGGAGGAACGACATACTATCCTGGAGATACCGTTTCTAGAGCATCCAACTCTTACATCTGTGTAGCAGAATCACTGGGTAATCAACCAGAAACTGATGCAAATGGAGATTACTGGAACTCTTTAACTCAAGGTGCTCAATCTAACGTCTTGACTGACGCTGGTGATATTCTTTATGTCTCCGGATCTGGTTCTGCAAGACTACCCATTGGAAATTTTGGCGAAGTATTAACTGTTGATACCAATGGTTTCCCAGCATGGGAAAAGAATAATACAACAGATCCTGTTTACTATGTTACTACTGATGGTAGTAACTCAAATACCGGAGAAAATATTTCTAAAGCATGGCTCACTTTACGTCATGCAGTAGATAATATTACTGGTCCCGCAACTATCTACGTTAAAGCAGGATCGTATTTAGAAACTCTCCCAATGATTGTTCCCGAGAACATTTCAATTGTTGGTGATAACATGAGAACTTCTGTTATCAAACCAGATACAGGTAATGCTAGTTCCATCAATCGCCTGTCATTAGATCAAGTTCCTCAAGCAGCGAATATTATTCCTGGAGAAACTTGCACTAATGGTACTGCTAACAAGACTGCACTGATCATGGATGTCCGCGATGGTGGCGGAACTATTGATATTCTCCCAGTAACTGGTGGTAATTGGACTAATTCAGACACCTTTGAAAATGGTGCTGGTGATGTTACTATCAACACCGTTGCTATGGTTAATAATGAGAACGCAACGATGTTCTACTTGAGCAACAAGTGTATGCTCAAAGATCTTGTTATGGATGGTATGAATGGATTTCTTCCTTCTGGATCAGATCCTAAAGATCTCAACACTGCAACTATTGGTGGCGTGTTCTTACGCTTGAATCCTAACTCACCAACCACCAAATCCCCATACATTTCACAGTGTTCGTCTTTCTCTGACACTGGTGTTGGTGCTATTGTTGATGGTGGTGTTCACGAGAAGTGGGATGGCACAGGAACTCCGTCAAACAAATCAATGTTGTTTGACTCTTTCACCCAAATTTTTAATACTGGCGGTGTAGGTTTCTGGGTTACAAACAATGGTAATTCAGAAATTGTTTCGAGTTTCACATACTATGCTCACGCATCTTATGTTGCTACTCGTGGTGGTGCTATCAGATCACTTGCAGGTAACTCTTCTTGGGGTGTTTATGGTATTATCTCTTCTGGTTTCAACCAGTCCGAATCAACTACCGATGGTTTCATCGATGGTTTAGAACTCAACTATGTTGTTGCAACGCTTTCTACTGGCAATCCATTTGAAACTGCAGAAACTATTACTGGTGGTACATCAGGTGCAGTTGGAGAGATTACTAGTTTCCAACCTTCTGCATATAAGATTCTATATCGTCCTCTCAAAGGAACTTTTGTACAGAATGAAGTTGTTACTGGTGGCACATCAGGATGCACCACAACATTAGTAAATAATTCAGATGCATCAACAGGTGTCAGTGGATTTACTTACGTATTGGGTGGATTAACTTCTGCTCCAAAATCTGGTGGTTCTATCGAATTTGTAACTGGTCCTGGTAATGCCGGAGCAGACTCATTTACATATGTAATTGCTAATTCTTCTTTCAACCCCTCAAGAGGAGAAGGAGAATTAACGGTAACTAGAGGAGCACTAGCATCTACACCAGCAACTCATGATGGATTGAGTACTATCATTAGATATCAAACTAATGGTAACACTACTACATTATCTTCTGCTATCTCATCGGATGTTGCTACAACGATCCAAGTTGGTTCCATTACAGGAATTAATACGGGTGGTTATATCATCATCGGTGATGAGATGATGGAAGTAATTTCATTCCCAACAGCAACTTCAGTCGAAGTTCTTCGTGGAGTTGAAGGTACAACTGCAACACTTCACAACAGTGGTGTTACTATTACTGCTTTGCAAATCAAAGTTCCTACACAAACTACTACAAGAAGAGATCTTGATGCATCAGAAACTACTATTTTGGTCCTGTCTAACACAGGAACATTAGTTACTGATTACATCAGAATTGGTAGTGAATTTATGATCGTCACTGCTTCTGCAACAATCACAACTGGTGTAACTACTATTGTTCTTGCAGAAACAAAAGGAGTAGCTACTTATGATCGCCAATTAATGAAGGTCAGATATCTGTATTCACAGGTACGTCTAACTGGTCATGACTTCTTGAACATTGGTACTGGTAGCAAAACACAGACAAACTTCCCTGGTTTACCGTTAGTTGATAACGCTCAAGGTAATGAGGTTACTGAAGATTTCCCAGGTCGTGTATTCTATGTTTCAACTGACCAAGACGGTAACTTTACTGTTGGTCGTTACTTCAAAGTTAACCAGGCAACTGGTAGCACAACCTTGAATGCATCATCCTTCGATCTGTCTGGTCTTACTTCATTGAGACTTGGTTCTATTGGTGCTCAAATTGGAGAATCAATTAGTGAGTTCTCAAGTGATGTTACACTTTCTGCTAATAGTAATTCAAAAGTTGCAACGCAGAAAGCGACCAAGGCATATGTCGATGATAAAACTAAATCCAAAGGATTTACTTTCTGGGCGGGTGCAATGTGATCCCCACTTTATAAATAAAACTAAACAATCATACTTCATAGATATACACGGAGATCAACATGGCTTCTGGAATCTTGGGGACACAATCCTCACTATCAGCAAACACTTTAACTACAATTTATACGGTTCCCGCAACTACGGTTTCGTATGTAAACTTTAACGTTGTGAATACGAATGCTACTGCGGTAACAGTTCGTATCGCTCTTTCTGCTACGGGAACACCGACAGCAGCAGAATACATCGAGTATAACGCAGAGATTGCAGGTTACGGTATTTTAGAAAGAACTGGTATTGCGTTACAAGCAGCAAAAAATCTTGTCGCATTTTCCAATACAGCAAATGTAAGCATTTCTGTTTACGGCGTAGAAGAATCGGAATAAAAAATCACGTTTCATAAATAATACAAAGGAGTCATAAGGAAAATGGGACGTAACCTATCACAAGTAACGGAATCCAGAGCAACAGTAACAATTACAGCAGATCATAGTATTCTGTCTGGCGAAATTTTACTGCTTGATACTACTGCTGGAACAATTTTAACCGTAACACTGCCAGCAAACCCTCGTCCGGCAGATCGCGTCAATTTAGTTGACGTTGCAGGACTATGTGGTACAACCAAAGTCATTGTTGCCCGTAACGGCAATAAGATTGCTAACCTGGCAGAAGACCTAGATTTTGATATTAAAAATGCATCTCTTGAATTAATCTACACAGGTTCTACTTACGGTTGGTCGATTCTCTCTAACTAATATTAACACTAGCGGAGGGATAATCCAATGTCAAGTTTAAGAGATCTTTTAGATGTAGCAACTACCGATAATTTGCCGGTAGCTACATATTATGGTGAACAGCAAAGTCACTCTATTTACTATAGAGGGCAGGGACACTGCAAGTGTTATAGTGATGCCCAATATAGTTACGGGTATCAAGAATTCAATTGGTGCGTACCCCAATGCTGTGTAGAAAAAGTAAAGTTTGAAATCTGGGGCGGCGGTGGAGGCGGCGGTGGCGGTTGCTGCTGTATGCCGGGAGCTCCTTCACACTCTGGTCAGTATCACCAATACACTGTATGTGCTTCAGATCGAGGTGTTAATCATCTTGACAATTGTTGTTACCTTTTTTGCGTTGCTCCTCATACATGTAGAAAACCCACCGGGGATGGTTTCGATGGTTGTAAGACTTACGCTCTTGGACCAGGATTAGATAACTTCTGTGCTTGCGGCGGTTGTTATTCCATGTCATGTTGTAATGGTGCCCAAAACGGATATTGGGGTTGCAACCACAGATACAACTGGCAGGTTGGCGAGGCCCGAGCACGTTGGCAGACAGCTGCTCCAGCAACTCCAGACAACAGTCGCGCTACTCGCAAAACTTGCGAAGATAATGGAAACTATTTCTGGGGTAACGTACAAGGTTATAGTCAAATGGATTGCGGCGATAACGGAAACTGGTGTATGCAAAAACCACAAATCCCAATGCCTGCCGGAATTGATTCTAAAATGGGATCATTCTCTATGATGAGAAAGTCTGGTATGGCAGGATGTGGAGAACGTGAAGCACAATTCATGGCAGGTAATAATGGTGGTGTCAGCAACAGTTGTGCTATGTTCCCAGTTGGTTCTGGTGTAATGTCTGGTGACGCTTTTGGTGGCGGTTGCTGCTGTGGGTACTCCGGAGCACCAGGTCAAATTAGAATTACTTGGTACTGTAAAGCATAGGATAAACATATGGCAAACTTAAGAACACTATTAGGAAAAGAATTTGGTTCAACCGTACAAGGTGCTGCAGCAGAATATGCTAGTTTATCCAAAGTTCGTGATGGAAAAATATTCACGATGTATCCTTTCTGTCAACAATCAAAGGACAATAACTATCGTGGATATTGTGTAGAGTACTGGTGTATGCCGTGCGGCACTACACAAGCTACTTTTGAGATTTGGGGCGGCGGAGGCAGCGGCGGTGGCGGTTGCTGCTGTCAGCAAGGAATTCCTGGCGGATCTGGTTCGTATTCCAGAAAAACTATCACCAGTGCAGATGGTAATGGAGACATGGGTGGTTGGTGCTTCTTCTTGAAAGTTGCAGAACCAACCGATTGCTCCGCGTGCTGCGTTGGTTATCAAGGTTGTAAAACATATATTTGTGGAACTACATCAGCAGCAAAAACTGCTATTGGTAGTAACTTCTGTGCAGAAGGTGGAGTACCTGGAAAGACCTGTTGTGACGCATATTGGAGTACTGACTTTAGATGTACCGATAGAGTCTATTGGACAGGTTGTGGCGGATACGATCCTGCTACTGATGGAGCTGTTGCATACGGTGGTGATGAGAATGTTAAAGGTAATGTAGGATTCTTCAGAACTTACAATACATCTGACAACTGTTGGGCAAAACTTGGATTACCATATCCAGCAAGACTGATGGATCATAAGGGTGGTCATGTCACGGCAACTAATAAAGGAAACGCTTGCATTAATGAAGGTTCTGCTTGTCAAGGTACAACGCCATTCGCATTTGCTTCCGGTTGTTCTTCAGGACTTCCTGGTATCGGTAGTCCATCTACTACGTCTTGCGGCGGTAGTTGCTGTTATGGATGGAAAGGTTCTGGTGGGTTGATCAGAATTACCTACTGTTCCTGTTGGTTGGGTGTTAACGAGGCATGCTCTCTACACTTCTGTTCATAATCTATTATCTAAATAAGAATACCAAGGAATTATCTAATGTCTAATTTAAGAGATCTACTGGGGATTGTAACCGACGAGTTTATTAAAGGTTTGGGCGGTACTGATGCCGCCACTAAACTACCTGCATATCCATCGAAGGATTATAACGTCCAATACATTTCAGCACTATGTGGTGCTATGTGCGGTGATTGGACTGCCAATTATGGATTTTACGATTATCCCGATTGGGTAGTTCCTACTGGTTCCACAGAAGTCATTTTTGAAATCTGGGGTGCTGGTGGTGGTGGCGGCAAAGGATGCTGTTGCACTATGGGTATCCCTGGTGGATCTGGTGCTTATGCTTATAAGAAGCTATCAGGAGCTGCTTTAGTTCCAGGATGTTCTTATTCGATGGAAATTGGACAACCAGGAAAAGGTAATGTCGATTCTTGTGGACCAGTTGGTAACAAGACATTTGTTACTGGGTATTCTCTTTCAAACTTCTGTGCGGATGGTGGACACGGTGGTTGCTCTTGCTGCAATCAATCATGTTGCACCCATAAGGTAATGTCTTCTATAGTAAATTGTGCTGTATATTATGGTGCTGATGGTGGTGCCTATGGCAACCCAGGAGCAGGACATGTCTGGAGTCAAAGTAGTTTCTGCTGTAACAAGCAAAATATTCCTTATCCCGGTGGACTTGTTAATGGTAAAGGAGGTTGGGTTCCCGCATATCAGTGCGAATGCCAAGGTTGTGGAATGGACATGATGAGACAAGCCGCTCAAAACATTCCTTGGGGTGGAACTGAAGAGCAAAATTACATTCCAGGAATTGGTGGGATGTCTGCTTGGACCAATGGCGGTGGTTGCTGTTACGGAACTCAAGGATATCCTGGAATGATAAGAATTTCTTACAAGTAAATTCTAAATTAATATCATAAATAATATAAATATTTGAAGAATAACAACGGTACTATAGGTTAACCCATGGCGAACATCACAAAAACTTTTACATTCGCACTTCCGGATGAATACGTAGCGCAGACAAGTGATTTAAACTTGACTGCTGAATGGACTTACGAGGGACCTGCTTTTATGTGGGTGTTTGTTGATAATGTAACAGAAACCCTGCAAACCTCCCAATCTTTTATGGCAGTAAAATCGGCGGGAGATCTTCAAGAAGTTGCGAACGTTCGTGCTGGTGTTGATCAGAGAGCAGTTCTACTTTCACCAGCAACATCAGATGTTGATGCTACTATTGCATCTATGATGGTTACTAAAGATACTGGCAAAGCAGCTGGTTATCCACAGAAAGAATACAAATTCCCTGCTGATCACGCTAACGCTGGCGAAGTATACTACGAGCGTCCCGATCCACAAGCACCTGATCATACATATGATAGTACCGCTATTAAATATGATTTTACCAATAACGAATGGGTGACACCTTTTGGGTGGTTACAACCTTGGGTCACTATGGCAGAGCATAAAGCATCTAGAGATTCTGTCGTTGCAGATTCAACAGCAAGACTTGCTGATTTAAGATCTAATATGACTGCTGATCAAATTGCAGCTGCAGAAGCATTCATTGCCGAAATGGAAAACCTCTATACCAAGTATGCCGGTATCGAACCATTCATGATTGGTTTCCCACCTAATCCACTTGCTGAATTAGTTGAAGACTATGATTACAATACAGATCCAGATAGTTTGTTGGATGATGCCGCAACTGATGGTGAGTGATAGACTGACTTTTTTAAATAATTACAAAGAGAGTCTTCGGACTCTCTTTTTTTATGTGCGTTAAACCGTCTCCAGAAGGTCACCTAAATAAAGTATATAAATCATTAGCAATTGATTATGAGACCTAAATCATTTTTTATTAATGGCGGAGCTGGGCGTGTAATTTGTTCTATTCCTGCATTTGAAAAATATCAAGAAGAAAATCCTGATGAAGATTTTCTCATTATATGTGAGGGAGGAACAGATTTTTTCAAAGGTCATCCAACACTCTATGGCAAAGTATACGACAACTGGCATAAAAATCTTTTTAGAGATAAGTTAATCGATACTGATGTCAAGACTCCAGAACCTTATAGAGTTTGGGAATACTATAATCAAAAATGCAGTCTAGCACAAGCATTTGATATTGAAATCAATGGTAAGGGTATTAGAGAATTACCAAAACCAACCATTCATCTTACTAAAGAAGAAACAATAAATGGAAAATTTATTGTAGAAGAAGTTAGATTAAAAACTGGTAAAAGAAAAACTGTTGTTTTTCAACCTTTTGGTAGGGGAGTACAAAGTGCAGGTAATATAATTGGAGATAATTCTGGTAGAAGTTTTGAACTTTATAATACAATCTCAATTATAAAAAGACTTCAGAAAAAATATTCTGTTATCGTAATGGCAGAAATTGGAATTGATTTTGAAAAGGAAGGAGTACGTGATATCGTATCATACCCAGCAGCAAATAATGTTCCTGCCAGGGCATGGGCATCTATTATTAATGATGCTGATATTTTCCTTGGTTGTGATAGTATGGGTCAACATCTTGCTTATGCTGCTGGCACTCCAGCAGTAACAGTGATGGGTTCTACATACGGAATTAATGTTTCTTATCCAGATGAAGAAACGTTTGATGTTTTGGATATGGGTGAAGGGAAAAGAATATATGATCCTATCAGAATTACCATGGATGAAGAATCCGCAAGAGCTAATGATGGTATTATGATGATGAATGATAAAATTGAAGAAGTTATTATGAAGTCTGTTGATAAACTTATGAATAAGTATTATCAAAAACCAACCACACAAATAGTTCTACCAAAAGAATGGTTAGGAGAATCACAACAAGATTGTTCAGTAGAACCGAAACCTTCCACAAAAAAACCAAAAGCAATTCCATTTCAATTAGAAGCATCTAATGATAATGTTACGATTCCTGCTTTAGAACCGACCAAGAAAGGGTTCTCACAAAATTCAAAAATTATTTGAGGTATATTGATGTCTGTTATTGTATCTGTTGCTCGTGGTCATAATGGTAGTACCACACTTTTAGTAGATGGTGAGATAGTATTTTATCTCGAAGAAGAACGTCTATCAAGAAATAAATATGATGGGTCTCCTTTGATGGGACTGATGAAAGTATTTGAATATGTAGATCACATTGACCATTTAGTGGTTTGCCATACTCACCGTGCTGGTCCTCAATTGGATTGGTTAGGAACTGATATGTATGAAGGGTGGGTAAGAAAGTTATCAAGAAAGAAATTTGAATTTCAAACACATTTTATTGATGTTATTCATCATGAAATGCATGCAGCATGTGGTTTCTATAACTCTGGATTTGAAACTGCTGCTTGTGTAATTGCTGATGGCGCTGGTAGTTTCTTACAGATTGAAGAAGTTCCTGATACTGTTTATGAATTTGAAACTATTTTTAATGCATCGTATCCAGGAGAATTTGATACGGTATATAAACATGTAGGTACAAGAGCTGCTATTGGATTTAACCAAAGTGATGAAAATATTTTTGTTACTGAATATCCTGGTCTTACAAAAATGTATGAGGCAGTAACGCAGTACAATGGATTTAGTGCTATCGAAGCAGGAAAACTTATGGGTCTTGCTCCATATGGTAAACCTAATGATGATCTTCCACCATTCTTCCGAAATGGATGGGGTAATAGAGATTTAATTATTCCTACGTATCCTAATGCAGCACAAATTAATGTGAGTCGTTTTGATATTCTTAAAGAAGATGTCATGAGGCATGAACCAAATAAGTACACAGATATTCAGAAAGATCTTGCGTATAAAATTCAGGAAGAAACTTCTGACAAAATGGTAGAGTTAATTCGTAAAGCACATGAATTAACTGGAGAAAAGAATATTGTGGTTTGTGGTGGTTATGGTCTTAACTGTGTAGCAAACTATAAGTATTTGAGAGAGTTTCCTGATCTCAATATTTACTGCGAACCCATCTCACATGATGGTGGTACTTCTATTGGTGGAGCAAAATATGTACACCACAAACTAGAAGAAACCAAGACTCCAAGCAAGCAAGAGTCTGTTTACTATGGTCCTCAATATGATCCTTCTGGTTATGAAGCAGATCTAGAAGGTCTGGAAGTTACCGACACTTCATATGATGATGTTGCTAAACTAATTCGTGAAGGTACTATCGTAACCATCTATCAGGGTCGTTCTGAAGGAGGTCCACGAGCACTTGGCAATAGATCTATTCTGTTTGATCCTACTATCGAAGATGGTAAAGATCATGTCAATGCAGTCAAGAATCGTGAATGGTTCCGTCCCTTTGCTTGTTCCATCAAAGCAGAGAATGTTCATGAGTGGTTCGACCTTGCTGGTAGAGAAGAGACTCCTCATATGATGTATGCAGTTGAGTGTCTAGAAGGTGTTGAAAAGATTATTCCTTCTGTTATTCATGTTGATAACACTTGTAGAATTCAGACCGTAACACAAGAACAGAACGAGCATTACTATAATCTTATTAGTGCTTTTGAGAAGTTAAGTGAGGTTCCTATTCTATTCAATACTTCCTTTAATCTTGGTGGGGATCCACTAGTAGAAACAATTGAAGATGCGATTGATACATTAAAGAATAGTGATATCGAATGGATGTACCTACCAGAAATTCAAAAACTTGTTCATGTACCGAATGAATGAAAATATCTTTTGTTAATGGATGTTTCGATGTGCTCCATCCAGGACACATCGAACTGTTAAAATATGCTAGGTCTTTCGGAGACTATCTCATTGTTGCTATTGATTCTGATAGGAAGGTAGCAGAAATGAAAGGTCCCGAGAGACCTATTTTTTCACAATCCGATAGAGGACTGATGTTATCAGCAATCAGATATGTTGATATAGTTCATACGTTCGACACCAAACAAGAGCTAGAGGAGTTGCTGGAATCGATTAAACCTGATACAATGGTAGTCGGTTCTGACTGGAAAGGAAAAGAAGTAGTAGGTTCACGCTATGCAAAATCAGTTCGGTTTTTTGATCGACGAGGAGAATACTCCACCACCAAAACAATTGAAGGTACTCCTTATCGGTGATACATGTATTGATAGATATGTGTATGGTACGTGCTCTAGATTGAGTCCAGAAGGTCCTGTGCCGGTCCTGGAGCAAACCAGGATAGAAGAGACTAGAGGTATGGCATGGAATGTCAGAGACAACCTCATGTCTTTTGGAATTGATGTTTACATCATGACCAATGAAGAGATGCCAATCAAAACTAGATTTGTTGATGAGAAATCAAATCATCAGATCATGCGATTGGATGAAAAGGATAAGGTAAAACCATTTGAATGGGATATGCCTGAAAAAGACTTTGATGCAATGGTCATCTCTGACTATAATAAAGGATTCTTATCTGAAGAGAAGATCTTTGAACTATGTGATTGGTTCAAGAAACCTGTTTTCATTGATAGTAAAAAAACTAACCTACCAAGACAGTGTTTCATCAAACTAAATGATTATGAGGCAAAGAAGTTAGAAGGAGAATATCCTTTCTTGATTACTACGAAAGGATCGGAAGGTGCTACTTTCAAAAGTAGATTATATCCCGGAACTAAAGTTTCTGTATTTGATGTAGCAGGTGCTGGAGATACTTTTCTTTCCGCATTAGTTTATTTTTATCTTTCCACAGGAGTTATGGAAACTGCTATTCCCTATGCAAATAAGGCAGCTGCTATGGCAGTATCCCATTCAGGAACATATGTATTAAATCAGAGTGATGTAGATGATTTATGTAATTGATATTGACGGTACTATATGTCATAGTCCTGATGGTGTATATGAGGACAGTCTCCCGAGGTTGCCTAGAATTGCTCATATCAATTCGTTATATGATAACGGAGACTATATAAAATACTTTACTGCAAGGGGTATGGGGAGGCATTCAGGCAATGCTCATAAAGCATATACAGAATTATATACAATGACTGAAGGTCAGTTAAATAGTTGGGGATGTAAGTACCATGAATTAATTATGGGAAAACCTTCCGGAGATGTGTACATTGACGATAAAGGAATTAGTGATCATGGATACTTCAAAGACACCTAATATTAAATTTGTCCCAAAGGGTTGGGGATTTGAAAAATGGATTGTAAATAATGAAGAGTATTGTGGAAAACTTTTATATTTTGTAAAAGATAAACAATGTTCCTGGCATTACCACGAAAAAAAGCACGAAACATTTTTCGTACAGACTGGCAAACTAACTCTATACTATAGTATGGATGATAATATTGATAATGCTACTATAACAATATTAAACCCTGGAGATAAATTTGAAATCCCCAGGGGTATGCGTCATAGAATGTGTGCTATAGAAGATACAGAACTATTTGAATTTTCTACGACTCATTTTGATTCTGATTCGTATCGAATTCATCAGGGAGATTAATATAATCTTCAACAGACATAAATTTTTTATTGTTCCATTTAAAATTAGAGACAGTATTATATTGATACTTGTCTTTTAAATGTTCGGGGAAGGGGATCTCTTTGATCTCTGCCCCGTATTTTTTTGCGATAATTTCTGCTACTTCCCTAAAAGAGTATACACGTCCAGATCCTAGATCATAGATACCAGACTCCACACCGTTGTTATCAACAATGTCTATGATATCATCTACGTAAACAAAATCTCTTAAACAATTTTCAGATCCTTCAAAAATTTCAATCACTCCATTATCTACTGCCTGTTCTTTAAACTTACTAACTGGACTGCGTTGATTACCTTTATGCTCTTCACCTGGTCCATACACATTGAAGAATCTAAATCCTTGAATAAGTTCAAACCTATCAATATTTTCAGACACCCAGAGATCTACAGCAACCTTTGACTTTGCATATAGGTTAAGAGGATCCATACTACCATCATGCTTGTTGCCATATACAGAAGCAGATGAAGCGTACTTAACAGGGATGCCATGCTCGATAGCAATCTCGAATAGTTTAATAGAAAATTCTACATTAAAAGATGTGAGCGCATCTTCATCGGTACATGTTGTGGACGAGATTGCTCCCATATGAATAATTTCGTCAATATCATCCCAATGTTTAAAGAACTCAAGCATTGGCCAGGCGTTGTGGTCTTCTATACCAATAAATTGTTTATGTTTTTCAACAAATCTTTTCCCAATAAATCCGTGACATCCTGTAATCAATTTCATGATATCTACACCAGTATAAATAAGTATAACATAAAAGGACTAAAGCGACAACAAGATGTCTAATCCAACTTTTGGTTATTTAGCGTCTCTTGTTCCAGCGTTAAAAACAAGAGAAGTTCTTCATACTGCCCCCGCTGGTAAAGTAGTAGAAGGAAAAATTGTAATTACTCACAGAGATAGCTATCCTGTAAGAGTAAGAATCGGTGTGTCTTCGGGTAGCATCACTGATTTTAATGCTGAAAATTATATTTTATATGATCAAGAAATTGCCGAAGGGCAAAGTTATGAAAGTGACACACTTTACTATGGCAACAATCAATCATTAGTTGTGTGGTCTGATTGTGTAAACACCAACTTCATTATCCATGGTCAGATCCAAGAGGATCCCACTGGTACAGGTTTTGTAGCAGCGGCAAAACTATCCCCAAGACAGAATACTATTTTGTATACTGTTCCCACCAATGAAGAAGCTCTATTAAGTATATTTGTTGCTAATCAAGGTTCATCAAATGGAAGATTTAGATTAGCAATCAGTGATGAAGGCGCAGGCGCTGCTATCACGCAAGATGAGTATATCGAATATAATACTGATATTGTTCCCAGATCTTCGTATCAAAGAAAAGATATTAAAGTAAGAGGGGATCAATCTATCGTTGCTTGGTCTGATGATGCTAATGTATCATTTTCAGTCTATGCAAAATTTAATTACTCTGTAATCAGTACAGACTTTAGTGTTGCTGGAGAGTTGAGTACTGGAGGTAAAGCAACCATTGGTGGTAACATCATTGGTAATTCAAACCTTTCTGTATCAGGAACTTCAACTTTATCAGGTAATACTACTTTAGGATCTCTTGCTGTTCCAGCATCTTTAACTACTTACGGAACAGTTACTTCAAAAAATTCATCAGATCAAAGTACAATTACAATTCTGTCGGAGACAGGAAATATTGTTACCTCTGGAGCAGTAAGTTCAAATACATTAACTACATCGGGAGACATTACTGTAGGAACTAGCAAGATTGTTGCTGAATCATCTACAGGCAATCTTTCAGTTACTGGTAATCTTTCAGTTAGTGGAGTATCTTCTGATCTGAATCTTCTAAATAATAAAGTAACGAATCTGGCAGATCCTGCTGCCGCAACGGACGCTGCAAATCGCAAGTACGTTGATAGTAAGGTTGTAGCATTCTCTATCGCACTAGGATAATACGGAGTTTATAAATGGCAAAAAGACAAATTAGAGACTATGTATTC